TGCCCGTCTACCGTGCCGTTCGTCGCCGCCGGCAGCGCCACCCCCGCGTCCGTAATCGCCGTAACCGTCAAAGTGGTCCTAGCCATCTATCCCAAGCTCCTTGATCCGCTCTTTATGCTCCGTCCACAACCCCTCGCAGTTGTTTATCCGGGTGAGCAGTGGCAGGTCCTTGACCCGAAACTTGCTCAGTGGTATCTCGGCCACCTTTTCACGCAGTTTGATACGCCTGTCGGTGCGGTCTATGGAGGCTCCCCAGTCGGGATCCATTTCGCTAGCGTAGTGTCCCATTAGCTTCCCCTATCCTCGCTTCCCAAGCAATCTAAACGCCCGAGCCAAGAATCCCCTGTTGGGCACACCCCGATCCCACGGGGTCTCCTGGTTGATGATGGGCTTCGGCTCCACCGGCTGCCGGTTCTCCACGATCTCCACAGCCCTATCGGTCAGCTCGCCTAGCTCGAGCGCGAGCGCGTGCTTTCTCTCGTAGGTCTCCTTGAGTTCGGGTAGCTTCGCCTCTGCCGCAACCAATCGCTCGAGGCCCCCGCCCTCCGGGAGCCTGTATGGAGGTTCTCTCACCTGATCAACTACCGCACTGTACTCGCTTGACACCCGATCAACTACCGCACGGTACTCATTGGCCGCCTCTACAACCTCATCGGTGAGCTCCACGGATAGCAGCAGCCCCTCTCGCGCAATCACCCTTATCGTCAGTGGAGTGCCGTCGTGAAGGACATCCGCAGCATCAGCCACATCGGCCATGAACTTCTTCGCCCTGATCTCTACCTCGCTCGGCCCACTCATGCCATGCTCCTTTCCAACCACTGAACTTCCGTCTTCACGTCATGTATGCCACCCGGGTCTATCACCCTATCCAGCAGCATCAGCGCTGACCCCCACACTCCGGCAGCATCGGCAGCACCACTAGCAGCATCAGCAGCAGCAGCCTTAGCATCGGCAGCATCGGCAGCATCGGCAGCACCACTAGCAGCATCAGCAGCAGCAGCCTTAGCATCGGCAGCACGAGCAGCAGCCCCAGCAGCACCACTAGCAACATAATAATCAGCAGCATCAGCAGCATCACTGGCAGCACGAGCAGCATCATGATAATCAGCAGCACGAGCGGCAGCATCGGCAGCACCAGCAGCAGCAAGAACACCACGAGCAGCAGCCTCAGCAGCACGAGCAGCCTCACTGGCAGCACTAACAACAAAAGGAGCACGAGGAGCATAGGGGTTACGAGCAGCATCAGCAACCCCACGAGCAACACGAGCAGCATCACCAGCAGACGGGACATCCTCTATCGGTGGGAGACTCCGCAGCCTCGCTGCCTCCCGAGGCAACCCAACAGCATCGAGCGCCATCGGGACGCAAACCCGAACCGCCCAGTCGGCCACCATGAAGGCTCTTCGTATATCCTGCCCGTCACCCGCCGTGCCAAGCTGCCTGACCGCATAGGGCCGAAGCTTTTGGCGATTCTCATCGTCCATGCGGTCATTTAGGCCAATCATGAACGATACGAGCACGGGCGAGACGCACTCGGGGTGGTCGGTATGCTCTAGCCCCGCAAGGTACGCGCTGTACTCATTGACACACATCCCCGCCTCACGACTCTCGTGCCTCCCCTTGCCCAAAAAGACTTCCTTCACGACTGCTCTCCTCTCAAAAGCGAAACACTCTCCAGCCACTCGCTCTCAGTCTTCACGTCATGAATCCCGCCAGGGTCTATCATGCGGTCAAGCAAGTCGAAGGCACTCTCCTGCAACTCTTCAACGACCGGGCGCAGCGCATTCCAAAGCGCAACGTCAGCCGCATCCCAAGCCGCATTCCGAAGCGCAACGTCAGCCGCATCCCAAGCCGCAAGCCTAGCCGCATCCATAGCTGCATCCGAAGTCAAAGCACTGGACGCAGCCCAAGCCGCATCCGCGGCCTCACCCATAACCGCAGCCCTAGCTGCAACGTCAGCCGCATCCCAAGCCGCAAGCCTAGCCGCATCCATAGCCGCATCCCAAGCCGCAAGCCCAGCCGCATTCCTAGCCAATGCTGTGGCTACACCCATAACCGCAGCCCTAGCCGCAGCCCCAGCCGCATCCACGGCCTCACCCATAACCGCATCCACAGCCGCAGTCGCAACCTCAACCGCAGCCCCAGCCGCAGCCCCAGCCGCATCCACAGCCGCATCTACCCTCGGCCCCGCCAATTCGTCTGCCACCACGCTGTCTATCGGCGTAAGATCGCGAAGGCTTTTAGCCTCACCCACCAAGCCACCAGCTTCCAGAAGTATGGGAGTGTGGACCCTGATAAGCCAGTCGAGAGCCATGTATGCACGCCGCTCGTCCTGCCCGTCGCCCGCCGTGCCAAGCGTCCTCACGATACGAGGGCGTAGTCGCTGCCTGGTCTCGTCGTCTAGGGCATCGTTCCACGTAATCATGAAATCTAGCAACACGGGCGAGACGCAAGCAGGCCGGTCGGTATGCTCTAGCCCTGCTAGGTACGCCCCAAACTCCATGGCGCACATCCCCGCCTCGCGACTCTCGTGCTGCCCCCTGCCCAAAAAGACTTCCTTCACTGCCGCTCTCCTCTCGAAAACTAAGTTTTACCTCGATGAAGTACCCATTTTAGAAGGGATTAATCAGTTAATCTTTGCCCCCCTCCGCATGGTAGAGCAGATCCGTCAGGCGCCTGTTATCACGCCTGAGGTTCACGTTCTCCTCCACAAGCCTCGCGTTCTGCTCCCTTAATACCTGGACACTCTCGGCTGCAGACTCCATCTTTCTCACAGACTCACAAGATGTGCACATGCACTCGTTCACGCCGCACCCCCCCCCTTCGTGTTGGCGCGCGGCGTGAAACCGAGTCCAACCCCACTGCACAGCCTCGCACCTTGGGCACTCCGGAGTGCCATCGGCGCTGAACAAGTCTTCGTGGCCGTCATATACACCGCCCGCGCTTTTCCACTCCATGACCCCGGTCTTGGTCCACTTGTGGCCGCACTCGTAGCAGCATAGTTCCGCGGCTCCTCGCTGCCTCATCGCGACGCCTTCCTCCTCTCGAGCTCGCGTGCTACGACATTGCGATGCTTCGCCATATGAAACGCCCGGTAATAACGGAGCATCCTCCTTAGCTTCTTGGAAGGATATCCCGAAACCTCTCGGCCCAGTTGCCGGTTGGAGATAACACTCCAGTGCTGGTCGGGATCCCACGTCCTCTTATCGAGAGGGTCGTCGAGAACCTGATCCCTTACCACCCTCACCCGCCCCGACTGCAAGGGCTTCCTGCTCTCCCTACGGGGCATCGGCTTCGCTTGCGGAACACGCCGGCGTGTTCCGGGCTTCGCCAGCTTCGCCAGCTTCGCTTCCCAGGCCCATCTCCACCGCATAGCGCCGGACAGCGAGGCCCATCGCCTTGGAGCGGCTTACCCCAAGCCCATTGGAGAGCCTTATGAGCATCTCGTGCTCCTCGGGCTTGAGATTCACGCTCGTGGGCACCTTGCGCCGGGGTCTATCCCTCAGAGCCTCTATCGTCTCCGGACTCATCTTCGGCACCACATACCCCTTCCACCGTGTACCAACCCCGTAAGTATACAGTAGGGACCGTGAAAGTCAAGACCCAGCTTCGCTTCGCTTCGCTACCCGACGGGTAGCCCGGGCTACCGTCACCCGCCGGAGCGACGCTTGGGCGAAGCCTTGGTGCCACCCAGCTTGGAAGCCATCTGCGCGGCCACGATATCCAACATCCTGACGTCATCTAGTGCCTGCAAATGAACTGGCTGAGAGAGTGCAATCTTCCTGTGAGCAGAGCGGGCAACGATGCACGCAACCGTATCCTTGCCCTTGCACGGCCACTCGAGTGCCTCGAAGATCACCCCATCGCGGTAGGCAAAGACCCCCTTGACCATCTCGCGCCTCTCGGCAAACTTCTCGAAGTTCATAGAACGGCCCCCTAACTCCATCCGATGAAGGCATCTCGTGTAGCCCACGAGCGCCACGCCCCAGCAATCCGGGGGTGAAACCCATCTCCGATGCGCCAGTCCCCATTGCGGTTTCTGAGCTCGAAGCTGCACGCGATCTTTAGCCCCGGGTGAGTAGCCATCCACCTACCAAGCCTGTCTATGTGCGCGGGGTCATCCCTGGGGGACTCCCTCGGGCGGCTGAACTCTGGTATGGCAAAGGGCTTGCCTCGACTCTGGGCGAAGCTGTAGGCAGCGTCCAGGTTGGCGAACTCCCTCTCCGTTGCCTCGGGGGCGTTTCCGGGGTAGATGTCGGCTGCTATGTAGTCAACCACCTCATCGCCCGGGTAGTACGCCTGAAGCAGCCTCCCAAGCGGCGCCCCACTGGCAGTGCAATACGTGCTCTTGATCCTCCCATCGGCACCCTTTAGTATCCGTGCCCACCTACCAAAGAGGGCCCTGTAGGATGGGGCACTGAAGTAGCGCGCATCCCACGGCTGATCGTAGGCATTGAACTCGTGGAGAAACCTCACCGGTACCACGCGCCCCGTCTCGGCGCAGTAGCTGGCCAGATGCCGTGCTATGTGCCCCACATGCTCTGCATCCGTAAGCCCACTAACCGTGGGCCTCCCGGCGAGCACATCATCCATCGTCTCCTCTGCCCGGGGGTTCAAGTTGAAGTTGAGATACAGCGGCATATCCAGCTCACGCGATAGCGTGATGACGTCCTGCCCCTCGTAGTTCAAGAGAGCCGCCTCCGGTGGGCGCCAGGGGTTGAGCCAATCAACGTAGTAGTACGGGTGCTTGCGCTGCACCACACTCCAATTCGCAAGACGATAGGCTATCCCAGACCCATCATCGTAATCTTCGTCCCACCCGACACACACGCCAAGCCTCACCCTCGCCCCCGCCATCAGTTCTCGCTTGGCTTCTTGGGTGGGCGATACACAGCAATGTTGGAGCAACACCCGCCAGCGCTGCCGTAGCGGGAGTATGCCCAGATCCTCTCCTCACGCGAGGTGAGCTTCACCCCGGCATCCTTCTTCGCCGCAATCAGGCTACACGCCCACTTCTGGGCCGCCGCGTCCATCTCAGTCTGCTCCTGCCAGGTCGGCTAGGCGGCGCGCGATGTGCTCTGCCTGCGAACGCAAACGAACGGCATATACGAGTGCCTCCGTTGGATCCCCGGCGAGCAACCAGCTCTCCAACTCGACTAACGCCTGGTCGGCCTGGTTGAACCTGGCCCCGAGTTCCCTCACCGTGTGCGGATGGCCTTCCTGGACTAGGTCTATCACTTGATCTCTCTCTCCCCGCTCACCTGTGTCTCGTAGAACGGCATCCGGCACGCAGAGCACCGGCCCATAACCTGCACCTCGTAGCGCCCCCTGCCCGGCCTCACCACGTGGCTGCGCCCGCACTTCGGGCACCCCTTCATGGGCGCTGCTTGAGATCGTCTGCCCTGTTCTTCGCCGCCAGCCACAATGCTCCTTTCCCGCTGGTTAGATGAAAACACTTACACTCGACGCACTTGTAGAAGTCCCTGGGCAAGCTCTCCTGTGGTGCGCTCGCATTGGTGCGCCAGATCGTCACCAGGGCTATCATCGCCGAACCCCGGCTCAAGTAGAGCTTCTTCTCCCTGCAGGTGTGCCTGCCCACCCAAACGCCTTCCAATCCCTAGCTTCGCTTCGCTTCGCCGAGGCTCCCTACGCGGGGGTGAGTATTTCCTCTTCTTCCCGCTCCGGTGAGGTCTCGCGCTCTGGCACCTGCCTCGGCTCACCGGGTTCCTCGAACGGAATCCCTATCTCCTCATCATCACAAGGCGTTACGAACTTGGCGGTAGCCCTAGCCCTCGCCCTCGCGAACGTCGTCGTGCACTCCACGGCTCCACCTCCTCTTGGCGTAATACTCGTCTACCGCGCTCTGGCCAAAGGGGTGCCAGGTGGAACCCAGCGTGAAGGCGTAGCGCGCCATGTCCTCAACGCGGCTGAATATCTTTGCATCGAGGGCGTCAGCGATCGCTACGATGCACTCCACATGGGATGAGACGGGCCTGTGAGCGGTCCACTTGGGCGCTATCCAGAACGCAACCGGCAGCATGTACTCTGCCCTGAAGCCTTCCTCCCCGTGACGGAAGCGTTTGCCCCATCCGAGAACGGCACCGTAGACCTGATTCGCTGATCCCGTTGCTATCCCGAAGGCACTCGGCCTACTAGGGAGGTGGTTGGCATAGAGCCCACACGAGCAGTTCTTGGTGGGCGCGTGCTCGCAGGGGTCGGGCTCCCACGTTCCCGCTACCGTCTGGGTTGCGTGTGGGAAGCACACCGCGCGCGTGGGGCCAGTGAGCGACCACACCGCGCGATTGCGCGCCCGGAGCAGCGGAGTCTCCTCCGCCTCCACCGCGTATTTCTCCTCCGGATCGTAGACAACCTGCCAGGAGGCTATGAAGTCCCTGAAGCCTACGCGGTACTCACTCGATAGTTTTGGCACGTCCATGACACTGGAAGTATACCCGAAGATACTTCTGAGAAGAAGGGTGTTGTGTAACCCCTGCACTCTGGGGTATCATTGTAAGGTTAGAGAAGTGTCGGCATTTTGCTTTTCGAGGGGGGGGTGCACCATGAACGCGAAGAGTCGCAAGAGGGTCTGGTAGTGAGCGGGCGGAAGTCGTGGCACAAGAGTCCGGATGATACCGACTACGAGTATGCCATCTTCCACCACTACCTCATGCTCCCGTATGAAGCCGGGATGAAGAAGCGCAGTCTGACGGCCGCCTTCAAGCGCTATTGCGAGGAGAAGGGGAGGGTGGTCGCGAATCCCCCCGCCTTCATCTACACGCGCTCCAAGGAGATGGCTTGGGAGGAGAGGGCCACGAACTACGATGCCCACATGCACGCCAAGATGCAAGAGGCGGAGGACCGGGGCATCATACGCGGCGTTCAGAAAGAGGCCGAGAGTAAGGCCGAGGACTTCGCCTTCAACGTGGTCAGGATGCGCTCTGAGGTTGCGGACTTCATAGATGAGGTCGGACCCGAACTCAGGCAGGAGATCCTAAACAAGCTCCGGGGTGATGAGGATCACTCGATGGCCTCACTCGCCCAGATGGCACGGGTCTGGATCGACATGGTGAAGCTCCTGGACAAGGGTGAGGGCAAGGACGATGATGAGACCATGACCGACGAGGAGCTTCAGAGGTTTCTTGATCAAGAAAGCACTCAAGAAGGCTCCTGAGGGACAGAGGAGGGCGCTTCTCACCAAGCTGCGCTCTCTTGCCCCAAAGGACGATGAGCACCTCCACGACTGGGTGCATCTCTACCTGGGCGTCTGGATCCCACGCGAGCCCCACCCCGAGTGCAGGGCCAAGGGCCACGTCGCCCCCTTTACCGCCTTTGCCGATGCTTACTTCGCACGCTCGGACATCTCCGTGTGGAAGGCAAGCCGGGGCTTGGGGGGCAAGAGCTTCCTCTTGGCCACGCTTACCCTCACAGAGATGCTCACCATCGGCGCCTCGACAAGGGTGCTGGGTGGCTCGGGTAAGCAATCCCAGAACGTCCACGAGTACCTGAGGGGCACACACCCGGATGTCCAGGGCAAGCTCCTCAACGCCAAGAACGCACCCAAGAAGTGGGTCACATCGGATACCGCAACCCAGCAAAAGTCCAAGAACGGCGGCTACGCAGAGGCGCTCATGGCCTCACAGACCTCTGTGAGGGGCCCACACCCCCAGCGCCTCAGGCTCGATGAGGTCGATGAGATGGACATCAAGATCTTTGACTCCGCTATGGGACAGACGCTCGACTCACCCACAGTAGAGTCCCAGACCGTCTGCTCCTCTACCCACCAGCACCCGGATGGCACCTTCTCGGAAGTGATAAGACGTGCCAAGAGCCGTGGGTGGGCGATATTCGAGTGGTGCTATCGCGAGAACCTCGAGGATAACGACGGCTTCCTCAAGTGGCGTCAGGTGGAGAAGAAGAAAAAGCAGGTAACAGACCAGATGTGGGAGGCGGAGTTCGAGGGCCAGGAGCCCAACCCTGGCAACCGCATGTTCACCCCGGATCAGATGCAAGAGATCTTCCCCGGAGACCCCGAAGAGCAGGACCTGATCGTGGCCGAGGCGCCGTTTATCAGGGAGATCGTTCCACCCGGAGGGGGGCACTACTACCACGGCACGGACTGGGGCAAGAGCCACTACACGGTGATACTCACCATGATCGAGAGGAGCGGGGGACCGGATGAACTCGCAGCATACGGAATGTTCAACAAGATGGCCTGGCCTGAGATGGTCGGTTTACACAACGAGCGGGTCTCAGGATACGGGGGTGTCAGTGCACACGATGCTACTGGGGTTGGGGGAGTCGTCGATGATTATCTTACCGTTGACTCGGCACCCTTCAACTTCTCCTCGGGAAGACTCGAGCTCCTCAACAAATACGTAGGCGCGGGCCAGAACGGGGGGTATCGCTACCCCAGGATCGCCCCGCTTTATTACGCGCACAAGTTTTTGACGTATGACCACTTGCTAAACCGCAAGCACCTGCCCGATGAGGTAGCCGCCGCAGCGCTCGCTCAGTGGGCCAAAGACAGTGTCGAATCAGATGTCATGATCGGGAGGGCCGTATAGCATGGGCGCAAGGGACTGGCTGAGATGGCTCGGTACGACACCGAGGCCAGACGAACAGAAGGCGATCATGTCAGCACTTCCGATCGTCTCGGGATCCACCTACTCTCAACCACGCTGGAGGCTATTCTCTGGCAATGAGTGGCGTATGGAGAACGCCTCTGAGACGGGCTATGAGGCATCGTCCATCGTCAAGGCGTGCGTGGATAAGGTCTCCGTGCCCTTGAGGAGCGTGCCCTGGAGGGTCTCCACGCTCATGGAAGACCCCGAAGAGAAGCGTCGCTTTTACTGGGAGATGAAGGGCGTTCCCCGAGATCAGCGATCTGAGTTCATCAAGTCCTACCACGAGGGCAAGAACTACTCGAAAAAGAGTCATCTCCAGCCCCTGAACGACCACCCCCTAGAGCAACTCATCATGAACCCGAACCCGTTCTTTACGGGGCCCGAGTATCTCGAGATGAGCGCCCAGCACCTCCTCCTTGGCGGCAACGCACTGTTCTTCCAGAACCGCAACTCAGATCTTGCCGGCGGCAGGACCACAGAGCTCTGGCTCATCCCGCCTGATGAGATAGAGCCACAGCGCGACCGCGAGCGGTGGGTGAAGACCTACTTCCTAAACGACCGCGGCACGGCTTCACCTCGCCCGATCCCGGCAAGTGACATCATGCACATGAAGCTCCCGAACCCCCGCGACCCCTTCTGGGGCATCTCTCCCCTGAAGAGTGCGGCGACAAGCGTTGACACCGACATAGAGGCCGTGAACTGGAACAAGGTGTCTTTGCAGAACCGCGCCGTGACAAGCGGTGTGTTCACGTTTGAGAAGGGCTTACCGCGCGAGAGGTGGGAGGAGGCTCGCCAGCAGGTAGCAGATCAGCACCAGGGCGTGGACAACGTCTACGCGCCGTGGGTGCTTGGCGGCGGTGCCAAGTGGCAGCAGATCAGCCTCTCACCCGTGGAGATGGACTTCATCAAGAGCCGCTCGATGACCCGCGATGACGTCTCGCTGGTCTTCGGGATAGACCCGAGGATACACGGGGCCGGAGAGCAGACCGCAAACCGTGAGGCGATCAGGGAGATCTGGAGGCTGCACTGGCTAAACCTTCTCCTGCCGTTCCTTGATCGCTACGATGAGATGTTCAACAAGCTCCTCGTGCCCGAGTATCCGACCGAGAACCTCTTTGTCTGGTATGACACCTCCAACATCGAGCCGCTGCGCGAGGCCGACATCGACAAGGCGCGAGTGGCGAAGATATGGTGGTCGATGGGCGTCCCCGTGAACATGATAAACGAGCGCTGGCGCGTGGGCCTACCGCCGGTCCCCGGTGGCGACATCGGCTTCCTGCCAGCAAGCGCCGTCACGGTGGATCGTGCCATCATAGGCGATACCAGGCCGGCCTCGGCGGATGCAACAAACCTCGACACCGCCCCTGACGGCGGCGACAACATAACCCAGGACATGCCCGATATGACAGACGAGGCAACCGATGTCATGACCGGCGTCACCGCGGAGGTTGGCGCCGAGGGCATGAAAAACCTGCCGGATCCCGACAGGAAAAACGGCCACGCCGAGACCTGGCATGAAGACGAGGTGGAGGCGTATCTCCGCGAAGAGTTGCTCGTTGATGACTACGAGATGGAAGACGAAGGCAACTTCTTCGCGGTCAAGTTTGAGGGGCCGCTAGGACCGGTGGTGCAGCGCTTCTACCACGGGGGCCGCGACCTGATGCTCGCCGCCAAGCGCCGCGATTGGGGGTGGCACGACTAGTATGGGGATGCTCAGTGCAGACGGGTGGGAGATAGAGAAGATAGCCCTCGATCTCGTCGCGCGTAACGACATGGGCCTCATAGACTTCGCCGAGCCAGAGGGGGTCATAAGCGCTGCGGTCGAGAGCATGGCCGAGCACTTCCCGGATTGGGATCAGAAGCACGCATCCTACTGGGTCATGGTCGGCGCCGCCTCGGGAGCTGCGATGGTAGAGAAGCAGTGGCTCAACCACGAGCGGGAGATATTCCCATGAGGGGTCGAGATGGCAGCGCGTGGGAATCCATGGGCGCGAGCAGGTTCGACGGCTCCGGGGAACCAGAGCCGGACCCGAAGTGCGACTCTTCGGCGCGTCCACCGCGGGAGTACGACCCCGAGGTTCTCAGGCGTGAGGCCACCCGCATCCTGCTGAAGAACTGCTCGTGCAAGGTGTGCGGGTGTAATGGAAAGGGGCGCCGATGAAGCACAGTGCGGATCACTGGAGCGAATGCAACTCGCTTCTCAATCTTCCACACGTTACCGAGGTCGACACTGGGGCTATCAAGTGGGTGGAGATTGACACCGACCGCCTGGATTATCGCTCCCCACCCGACAAAATGGTGCCGATCAAGCAGTACACCCTTTACCGACGTCGCCGTCAGTTCCTCAAGGGATATGATGCCCTCGGGCACCCGGAGGTTTTCACGATCGAGGGCTGGGCCGAGACTCCTTATCCCGGATGGGAAAACGAATGACGGTGAACTCCAAGGATTACAACCGAGCGCTCGAGAGCATCTCCCCCGAATACTTTGGCGAGGATGAAATCTGGCGGGTCTTTACCGATGGCGAGAAGCGCAACGTCAGGCTCACGGCAACAGACGCCACTGTAAACCGCAAGCGTTTCCTCGGCGCTCTTAGATCCCCCTGCTGCCAGAGGTGGCGCTACGGGGCCACGACTACACACCTGGCGCTCACCCTTACTGGACCCGAAGACGGCATGGAGATAACCTACTCTCTGCCCATCGCCCCCAAGAACTACATCTCAGAGGATACGCGCTGGGAGATATACGGAACGCTTCGCGATTACCCACCGGGGATGCCCGAGCGCGTCAGGATGAGCGATGCCATAGCCGTGCACCTTGGGATCGTCAATCTAGCCCCGAGAGACTCCGCAGTATAGGAGAACCCCCGCGCCTAAAGTAGGCGCGGGGGTGGGAGTGGGAGCGCCCTATACGTCCAGGCCGGCGTTCACCAACAGTTGCTCGAATAGCAACACCTTGTTGACAGCGGGCTTCGCTCCATCTTCTGCATCCCCGATGTCGTAGCGGTCGCGAACCTGCTGCGCCAGCTCGTCAATGCGGGTGCTCTGGATCTCGTGCGCTTCAGAGAAATCACTCATGATCGTCTTCACCTCCTCGCTTAGAGTGAGCGTTTATGACTTCCGGGAAGTGTACCACGCCAGCGCGTAGACAGAAAGGGGCGCTCGCTTGAGAGAGGACCACTAGTGTAGTGGACGAGCGCCCTTACAACGACAGCGGAGGCCATCAGCCTCCCTTTCCGGCTCACTGACCGGACCACCCAGAAGTATACCACGTCAACGCAGAGACCCCACTTGTGCATGCACAACATCCGGGAACCACCCATACCATTTATCGCAATAGATTTCAAGGTGTAGAAAACCCCCGTGGTTTTGCCCCAAAACCACGAACAAGAATTGTTCTTGATTTCTCGTGCAAACTGTCGTATGCTTCTCAGAAGTAACCGCAGCGGTACGGGAGGGGGGAACTCTCGTGGGGCGGGGTTCGGGGAGCCTCGCCCTGCGACAGGGGGGATTTCTACTTGGAATATAAAAGCCTGACCCTAGAAGAGGCGCAGTTCAAGGCGCGGCCCAAGGAGAAGACCTTCGAGGGCTACGCCGCAACCTTTGGCAACCGCGATCTCGTGGGGGATGTCATCCACAAGGGCGCATTTGATAAGACGGTTGCCGAGCGTGGGCCTGGGGCCGAAGACATGATCAAGATTCTCTGGGATCACTTTGACCCGTTCGGGATGCCCAAGTCCTTCAAGAACAACGACGTTGGCCTTTACATGGTTGGCAAGGCCCTAAACCTCTCGACCACCGATGACCGCATGGAGATGATGGCGGGTGGTCTCTACAAGCATATGTCTATTGGTTATGTGCCCA